CGCGCCTATTCACTTGGATGTCGATGCTTCCGCACCTTGCACAAGACTCCGTATGCTCCCCAGAGAAGCTCCTTCCGTTCCCGTGGGAGGTAGAGAGCGAGGATGTCGGTCAAGCCATCTTTGACCAGCTCAAGGATGCGAAAATCGTAGTCGCAGATAAGTAATACACACATTCAGCCTACCAGCCTATGGCTAATAATCTTTCATTTTCCGTACGATTAGAGCTGCTTGCGGACAAGTTCAAGCAGCGAGCGGATGAAGCCGTCGCTTCCCTCCGTGGCATCAAGTTTCAAGCCCTTGCAATGGTTGGTGCGTTGGGCGCAGGCGTTACCTCTATTAGTAGCTTTATCTCCTCTCTTGTCAATACGGCTCGAGAGGCAGGCCGTGCGCGCGTAGTACTGCGCAATATCAGCACGGACACCCGAGAGTATGCCCGTAGCTTGAAGTTCCTCGCAGAGCTTACGGATAAGTACGGTACAGACCTCATCGGCACTACCGAGGCGTTCGCTAAGTTCAAGGCGGCTGCAACTCCTGCGGGAATCGCTATGGCGGAGCAGGAACGCATCTTCTCCAATATCAGTAAGGCTATGGCTTCGTTCGGTATCTCGGGCGGAGAGGCGGCTCTTACGATGATGGCTATTACTCAGATGATGAGTAAGGGGAAGATTTCAAGCGAAGAACTCCGCAGACAGCTTGGTGAGCGTATGCCCGTGGCTATGCAGGCCATGGCGAACGCCGCAGGCGTGTCGATGTCACAGCTGGATAAGCTCCTCAAAGAGGGTAAGCTCCGCAGTGCCGAGATTATGGGTAAGTTCTCCGACGAGCTGGCGAAGCTCTCTGGGGACACCAGCACTGACAACCTCGAGAGTTCTCTTGGCCGTCTCAAAAACTCCTTTACCAGCCTTGCGGACTCTCTGCACGTGTACGATAACTTCAAGGCTCTTGTCGAGAAGGTAAAGGATCTGCTGGACTATCTGCGCACACACCTATCCAACTTGTACATTTGGGCGGGCGGCTTGCTCGGTGCGCGTTTGTGGGGAAAGTTCTCTGCAACTTGGAGTCAAGCGGGAGCAGTTATCAAGGCTTCGCAGGCGCAGGCCATAGCTGACGAGGCGGCTGCCAAGGAATCGGCGAAGCGGGCTAAGCTGGAGGCACAGAAGGCCCTCGCAGAAGCCCAGCAGCAGCTCCAGCGTGCAGAGGCGGCTGTGCAGGCGGCTGGCACTATCACGGAGAAGGAGAAGAAGCGCCTTGAGGTAGCCAAGGCCACTGGTGATGTTCGCTTCCAGAAGGCGGTAGATAACTTCTCCAACGCACAGACAGAGAAGCGCACCCTGCTGAACGAGCATCAGGCTCTACTCCGTGGTATGCAGAGAAGCGAAGAAGAGGCTGCACAGAGAGTTGCTAATGCCAAGCTCGCGCTCCAGCGTGCTAACGATGAGGCGGCTGCCAAGATTATTGCTAAGCAGGAGCAGATAGAGCGAGCCAAGGATGAGCGAGTGGCCGCTGCCAAGCGTGCGCTTGAGGCTGCAACTTCGCCAAAGGATGTCAAGGTGGCTACCTCTGCCCTTGACAAGGCGGGGAGATACACCTCCGAAGAGCAGAAGGCTATCCGTGACCTGCAGAGAGAGCAGGCTGCGATAGTCTCTAAGAGCCAGCGTGAGTACGACAAGGCTATTGCGGACCAGTCACGCCTGCAACTTGCGAATATCACGAAGCGAGAGCGAGAAGAAGCGCGCTTAGCTGGGAAGCTGGAGCAGAACGCCCGGGCGCTCGCCGCCACTGGTGACGCACTGAATAAGGCAAACCACAACAGACGTGAACTCCTCGCAGAAGCCCGCGCGAAGAATGAGGAAGCGCGCATCAAGCGCCTTGCCGCTCTGCAGGCCTCTGCGGATAAGGCTCACTACAATATCGGTGGCAGAGCCACCAACCTCCCCTCGTCGTCTGCATCGGTTGCTGGTGTGCTAAACACTCAGCGAGCTATCAGTAATGCAGGCAACCTCTCGTTTCGTCCTGCAAGCGAGATTGTCGCAGAGCAAACCAAGGCGGCATCCTCCACGGTGTCCCTATGGGCGAGAGCCACGACAACGGTAAAACTCGCTTGGGCTTCCACGCTGGCGACTATCCGAGGTCTTATGGCCACGATTGGCCCTATGGCAATTATCGCAGGTATCACGGCTATCGTGACCGCCCTTGCGGACTGGTATCGTAAGCAGAAGGAGATTAACGGACTGCAGAATGAGTACCTCGCCAAGCAGAGGGAAATCAAGTCTACTCGAAGCGACGAGGAGGTGCAGATTTCCCGCCTATTCAGTCTGTATCAGAGCTTGGATGGGAAGCTGGAGGAGCAAAAGACGGTACAGCACCAGCTGGAGAAGTCTCTTGGCTTGCAGGAGGGCTCGCTTGACCGAATTGCAGGGAAGTATGGTGACATACAGAAAATTATAGGGAAGATACTCAAGCTCAAGCAGCTCGACCGAGAAATTGACTTTTATAGCGACACCTCAAAAGAGGCGAGAAAGCCAATTCAGGACTTGTACTCTTCGTACCTCAAAAGCGGAGGGAAGTCAATATCGGCAGGTGAGATGCAAAATGTCACAAAGGCGCTTGCTAAAAGTGCGGATGTTGGCCACGAGAACGGATCTATGTTTGCGACTATCCACTTGAAGAATGCCTATATATCTTCAAATGGATCTGCACCGTCAAAGGGGGTTCTTGACTTCTTTGATTATATCCGAAAGTCGGGATTGACATATAGCGACCTTCACGGCGCAGAGCAGAGTGCAAAGGTGGCCCTTGACTCGGAAGATAAGATCAAGGATCTACATGTCGAGCGTATCAAGATTGAGGGCGAAGCTCAAGGCGGGGTAAAGTCTATTGGCGGGAGATTTGCTGGTGATGGTGGCGTGTCAAGTTCATCCGACGATGACTCAAAGAAGAGCAAGAAGAAGAGCGAACTGCAGCGCACAAGAGAGGCAGCCACCAAGGAGCTCAACGAACTGCACAACCAGCGTGCAGCAGGCATTATCTCCGAAGAGGAGTATCGTCTTGCACTTGACAAGGTTGCCACTCAGTATAGGGAGAAGCTCGCATCACTCCTTGGAGAGAAGGCTCTCAACGACCAGCAGTATCAGAGCCTGCAGACGCATCTGCTTGTAGAAAGGGAGGTAATTGAGGAGAAGGCGAGAAGTGCAGCGGAGCTCAAACTAATCACAGCGCAGGTAAAATATGGTCTTGCTACGGAGGACGATCTGCGCAGAGCTAAGGCGGAGCGCGCGAAGGCCGAGCTGAACGCCCTTATCAAAAAGAACGGAGAGCTTGATGTAGACAACGCGTATGTCAAAGCTAAGATGAGCGAGATAGACGCTGTCTCCGCTATTGCAGACATACAGCGCAACTACGCTGACGAAGCGAAGAAGCTGGAGAAAGCACGTGAGGAGGGCAGGCTCAAGGAGAATGAGTACGCAGAAGCTCTCGCTAAGCTCATATCATCTACACGTGAGCGAGCCAATCAGACTGCCACGACTACCGAGGGGCAGGAGAACCTCAAAAAGGAGCTGGGCGAAAAGCTCTCAAACGACCTCTCCGCTATCGCTAAGGCTGCCACCCCAGTAAAGGGTGTACGAGATACGAGCTACGACTACAAAAAGGACGAAGCTACGAAGCTTGGTGAGGAGAAGCAGCTTATGGAGGACTACGTTCGCCAGTTGCAGGAGGCTGAAAAGGCTGGGCTGGATGTTGCGGAGGCTCTCAAGCAGGCGCAGAAGGAGACCAAGACGCTCGACCAAGCTATCAAGGTAGCGACTATTCAGTCCGACCTCAAGAAGTACCGAGAGGCGGTCAAAGATCAATCGTTTTCGGGCTTGAAGTCCGTGGCACAGAGCGCCCGCCACCTCAAGAGTGCATTCAGTGAGTTGCAAAAAGCGTTTGACCCCGATGCGCAGGCCTCTGCGTGGGAACGCTTCTTTGCGGTGTTTGACTCTGCGACGCAGGGCATCGACACTATCCTCTCTCTCGTGAAGATGATAGAGGGGCTTACGCAGGCTCGACAAGTGGCATCTGCAGCGGAAAAGGCTTTGATGCAGGAGCAGATGGTAATGAGAACGATGGTGACTGCAACCGAAGCATCATCAACAACTACGGAAGTCGGTCTGACTACGACCAGAATAGCGTCTACGCAGGCAGAGACCACCGCTGACACTGTAGGGGCAGCTGCCAAGGCGGCCAAGGCTCACGCGGGCATCCCGTTTATCGGTGTGGCTCTCGCTGCGGTTGCCGTTGGCGGTCTGATAGCCCTCATTTCGTCTTCGGCAAAGAAGATACCGAAGTTCGCCAATGGTGGTATCGTGCCAGGCGGTGATGGCTCGGGCGACCGAGTCCTCGCTCGAGTCAATCCTGGCGAGCTGATACTTAACAAGGCACAGCAGGGGAGACTTGCCAACCACTTGACCTCCGCAGCATCTATCCGAGTGGAGGTAGAGGGTAAGATCCGCGCTAAGGATATTCTGCAGCTAAGTAGTGTAGCTGCTCGACATAAAACACGATAACCAACCAAAACCAAAGACTATGATTATTGCAGAGTACTTCGACTTCTCCGTGTTCGGCAAGGGGGAGATTACGCTGGCTTCTGTCGTCGTGCTGATTTGCTATGTCGGGGTGCTGTTCGCCAGCATCCTTGACACCAATTCAGCCATACGCAGAGATAAGCGCTTCGCACGAGACCAAGCCCGCAAGGCTATTGAGGAGGGTACAGCGCACGGCACGCTGGACGAGGTGGCAAAACGCTTCTCCCCACGGCTGAATAGCTGGGGCATCCGTACACTCCTCGGTAAACTACTATGGTACTACGTATTCCTCATCGTGGCTGGCTTCGCTGATATGCTCTTTCTCATCACAGACGTGTGGCAACTCTTCCACCTGCCCGAAGTGCCGTGGGTGTCTGTTGTCCTTGCGCTGGTGTTCATCGCCACCGAGGGGCTGAGTATTTGGGAGAACAGCCCAAAGAACGACACGCAGAACGTAGTAAAGAGCTTGCGCAGACTTCGCAGTGCCTACTCTACCCTTCTTGACGATGAGGAGATGAAGAAGCTCCGTAAGGAACTCAACGACCGAGGAGGTAGTGGCTTTTAACTGACACGACTATGAGCAAGTACTTTTCCCTCTCCGAGATGACGCACAGCGGTACGGCTATATCTCGGGGCATCCCCAACGACCCAACGGACGAGCAAATCCAAGACCTCAACCGCCTAATGGAGTACTTAGACACTATCCGTGAGGAGTTCGGTCAGCCTATTATCGTCACCTCGGGCTTTCGCTCCCCACGGCTCAACAGAGCAGTGGGCGGTGCGGTGACCAGCCAGCACGTCAAGGGACAAGCGGCTGACATCCGACCTATCCAAATCACGGACATCGGGCGACTATTCCGCATCATCTACTCGCATGGGGGCTTTGACCAGCTCATTGACGAGCATCCAGCTGGGCGTACCCCGTGGATACACGTATCAATAGCTCCGACCACACGACAGCCACGAGGCGAGGTGCTGGAGTATGACGGCAAGAGCTACAAGCGACTTAACTAACACAGCAGGGCGGGCGGTAGAGGGGTGGCCGCCCTGCCACTGCAACCAACCACCCCTACCAAAACATAACTATATGCGACCATTTGGAAGTAAGAGCGAGCAAGGCAAGACGCTCCAGCTGGTGCAACGTGGCACGGACAAGAGAATACCCGTGGAGCTGGTCAAACAGCCTACGGGAGAAGTCCTTGACCCTGCGGAGCTGGAGGATCTGAGCACAAAGGTGGCGAGCGAGAGCGAAGCTGGGTGTGCTTCCGTACCGCACACCATCGAAGACAAGAAGCTGGTGGTAGAGGTCACAGCAGAGGTGACACGACAGCTGGGCTTAGGCGTGTACACCCTCACCGCTACGGGGCGCATCCCCGACGAAGCCTACGCTGACGGCTACCACGACTACGAGATAGTAGTAGACCTCTGCAAGGTAACGAAGTACGGTAGCAACGAGACGCCAGTAAAGGTGCAGGCTAACGTGCTGGAGGGCTTGCGTGGGCTTAGTGCCTACGAGATAGCCGTGAAGCATGGCTACGAAGGCACGGAGGAAGAATGGATAAAGAGCCTTACACCCAAGGGCGGAGCAGGCGGTGGCGGTAACGGCAAGTCCGCCTACGAGCTGGCGGTGCAAGAGGGCTACCAAGGCACTCTCCAAGAGTGGCTCAAGAGCCTTGTCGGCAAGGACGGGGCAGATGCCTATGAAGTCGCCAAGAAGGCGGGCTATGCGGGAAGCCGTGAGGAGTGGCTAAAGACGCTCATCGGAGCGACTGGGCTATCTGCCTACGAACTCGCCAAGTCCGAGGGCTACGAGGGTAGCCTCACGGAGTGGATCGCCTCACTCAAGGGCGCAGACGGCAAGGATGCCTACGAGGTCGCCAAGGCTGGCGGGTATCAAGGCTCTCGTGAGGCGTGGCTGGAGAGCCTCAAGGGCGAAGCGGGTAAGAGTGCGTATGAGCTTGCTAAGGCAGGAGGCTACCAAGGCTCGCAGGCTGATTGGCTCGCCAGCCTCAAGGGGAAGGATGGGAAGAGTGCCTATCAGCACTACCTCGACACCACGGACGACAGCCCCAAACTCACCGAGAAGGAGTGGTCAGATACTATCGGCTCATTCGCTAAGTTAATCAAGGCAGTAGTATATGGCACAGAAGAGCAGTAAGCAACAAGCCGAGGAGGCGGTACTTGACCTCAAGGGAAAGCTCCGACAGCTCAACAAGGCTCTCGCAAGCAAGGGCGCTACGATAGCGGAGAACGCACCGCTTGTCGCCACGATTAATGCGGTGGAAGATATGACCGCAGGCGGTGGTTTCAGAGTCCCGATTTACAAGGCTGCGCAGTTCGCCTCATATCCCGATGGAGCGCTACCACCACTGTACTTCGTGAGCGGCTTTGCGTCGGCATACGGGATGCTACAAGGGAGCAGGATAGAGGAGGTGCCAGCCGTCGAGGGGTGGGACACCGTGACGTCGATGGATAACGCATTCTACTCCTGCTCGTCGCTCAAGAAAGCTATCATCGGGTCTGCAACATCGGTGGCGACGCTCACTCGCACCTTCTACTCCTGCATTGTTCTTGAGGTGGTAGACTTGACGACCTCTGCAACGCTAAGTTCGCTTTTAGGTGCATTCTACGGATGCTCAGCCCTGCGAGAGGTAAGGGGTGTTCTCGACGTGTCTGGGTGTACAACAACACTCTCTGCGTTCTTCAACTGCCGCTCTCTCGAGGAGGTGCGCATCAAGGGACTTAGGGTAGACCTCGACCTCTCCGCCTGCGCTAACCTCTCCGTGGAGAGCTTGCGCTACCTCATCAACAACGCACAGAGCGTAAGCGGTCGGCGAATAGACCTAAGTCGTGCGCTCCTTGACGCAAACGAGGAGGCACTCGGAGATCTCGGAGATACGGCCAGCGACAAGGGCTGGACTATCAATTATAAGTAACCTTTAACAACTTGATTATGAAACGTTCGCATTCAGTGAGGATCAAAGCTCCCAAGGGGCAGATGGTAGTAAGCCGTGAGAGACGTAGCGTAGGCTACCTCGTGCGATGCCCAAAGCAAGACGCGCACCTCTACGAGTTGATGCCCGAGGAGGAAGCGCGTGCACTCGAGGCTCAGTGGAAGGCTGAGGACGAGGCCAAGGCCAAGGCGGAAGCCGAGGCTGGAGAGGCTCAGCCCTAAACGAAAGCGCCCCACCAGGACGGCAGGGCGCATGAGAGGCGGGGCTGGATAGGATTTATCATGAGTACGAAATCTGAAAGCCAATCTCCAGCCCCAGCTCCTCTCCCTGCAAAGGTAGCAAGCTGTGGCTACCTATCAAAGACTTAACACAGATTTACGATGAAAGCAAATAGATTAGAGTGGTGGGAGACGCTTATCGTGATTATAGCCGTGGCGCTCCTTGGCTACTTCCTTACCTCCTGCTCCCCGAGGGTGCGGGTCGTACCCGTAGAGCGCACCCGCACAGAGTGGCGTGACCGCTGGAGGTTGGATAGCGTGTATGTCCACGATAGTATCTACCTCACCGAGCGGATGGCGGGCGATACCATCTACAAGGTCAAAGAGGTGTACCGCTGGCGTGACCGCTGGCGTATCGATACCATCAATACGGGGCGAGTGGACAGCATCCGAGTGACCGAGGTGCTCGAAGTCCCCGCCAAGCTCACTGCGTGGCAGGCTATGCGCCTCAAAGCCTTTGCGCCCCTACTGGCTATTGCGCTCGCCCTCGGTGCGTGGGTGTCCCGCAGGTTGTGGCTACCGCTCCTGCGTGGGCTGATTTAGCGGGGATCATTTTCGTGACCTCACGAAAAAGGTCTGCGGGTATTTGGTGGTATCAAAAGTTTGCCTACCTTTGCAGTGTAGATGAGTGCACGCTTCTACATTGTCCACCCTTTTGGGTGCTGAATTTGAACGAGCTTATGCTCTCAGATGTACGTGATTATTTGCGTAATCTCGCAACGTCTAACAAGGGCGGGGAGGTGTAAACTTCCTCGCCCTCTTCTTTGGAGTTCTGCATAAAAGCGTCCGTGAAAGCGTCCGCTGTAAATAGAAGCCCCTCTGCAAATCGCTGATTTACAGAGGGGCTTTCGATGTGATTGTACCCCCGAGCAGGATACGCTAATTGTCCGCTAAATGTGTGCGTAGGTGCGCAAGCTGTTATTACATACGTGATCTACCCGTCTCACCCATACATTTAAGAGCAATTAAAGTTCATTAGATGATGGCTATTTCCGTCCGCTAAGCGTCCGTTGTGAGGATAGCAACGGACGGTTGAACTTTTCCATCTCCTGCGCCTTGAGGGTATCTGCGATTGCGATGTATGGGCGCATCGTCGCTTCGGTCTTGTGTCCAGTGTATTTGCGGATGACCTCGGAAGGGATGCCGAGGGTGAGGGCTTGCACGACGAAGGTATGACGCCCGATGTGCGAGGTCACTACCTCGTACTTCGGAAGTGCCTCCTCGATGCGCTGGCGACCAGAATATCTCAGGCGTGTGACGGGTGCGTCTATGCCCGCCTGCTTACACACGCTTTTGATCGCTCTATTTAGGCGTTGCTCCGCCATTGCTGGAAGAGGTCTCTCCTCACCCTTATACTTATTGAGGATAGCGCGTGCGTGGTCGTTGATGTCCACCTCGATGAGCTGGTCCGTCTTCTGAGTGTAGTATCGTATGCTCCTCTCTGTGATGTTGTCGTGGGTGAGCTTCTTCAAGTCCGAGTACCGCAGGCCAGTGAAGCAAAGGAAGCAGAAGAGGTCACGTGCTATCTTCTCTGAGTGCAGGCGTAGCTCTACCCCCATAAGCCGGCTCAATTCCTCCCACGTGAGATATACCTCGGCTCGGTTGCTGTCGATACCCTTGAGGCGTACGTCAAAGAAGCGTCGGTAAGCCTTCTCATATAGCCCCTGCCCTTGTGCCCAATAGAGAGCGCTCTTTAATATGCGGAGTGTCTTGTCTACTGAGCCATTGAGAAGTCCACGCTTTGCAGTAAGGTGCGTGATGAAGTCTGCCACCCACTTCTCGTCAATATCCTCCAGTGTAGCTGACTGCGAGTAGTCTGCTATGTGCATACGTGCGGTGCGTATGTTCGCCAGGTGGCGTTCGCTCCAGCTTCGTCTCCCGCTCTCAGCTTCTACGAATAGGTCGATGAGTGCTACTATCTTGCGCTTGTCCTCTGGGCTCGCCTTTGCGGGGGCTTCTTTGGTCGTTCCCAGCGCTTCACCGAGATACTCGTTATACTTTGCCTTTAGCTCCTCGGGGGCTGGCAGGCGCTCTTCTCTCTCGAAGTAGTTAAATGCACTCTCGATAGCCTCCTCAGTGTACTGTAGTGCGCGGTTTATCATAGCAGCTGGTGTGCGTCTATCTCCGTGCGTCGTGTTCTTCATACACCGCTCCGACTCGGCGCTCCACTTGTCTGGCTCGACGCGGTAGCCTACATATACACTGGTGATATAGCCACCGCCACCTCCGTAGCGGATGCGGTAGCGGACTTGTAGAGCCTTCCAGCCTTTCTGCTTGTCGAGGAGGAAGTGGCAGGTACGTCGTATGGGTAGCATGTAGTGTCGTATTTTATTGTAAAACCATTTCGTTGAAGCCAACGAAATGGTTTTATGGTGTGTAATATACTCGCTCTAAGAAAAGTCGCTATCAGAGAAGAGTGAAAGCTCGCTTTCTTCATCTCTTTCTGGCGTGGTATGTTTTTCTGTAACTTGACTCCCCACTGATATTTTCTTTATATCAGCCTGAGACTGGATTGACTTATTGAACTTGCTTATAAAGTCATCCCAATTATCTGAAACCTCCATTATAGCGATAACCCTCTGTATTTGATTTGTAAGGTGTACGTTCCCTATATCATTTGTGAGATGCTGGTGGTATCGCTCTGTAGTGTTCCCTTGTTCGGATCGAGGCGTCACACGCTGTAGCTCTTCGAGGACGCCCTCTGGGAGCTGTCTGTATATGAGTTGGTTTGTCCAGCTACCAACAACCCCTGGTCTCTTTTTTATGCCCTCTAGGGTATAGTCCCATCCGTTGAGCCTGAATAGGTGCTGATAGAATATATCGGGGAACCTCTTTTGCCATGGTAGGAGGCCCTCTGACACGTATGCCTTGAGTAGTTTCTGTAGCTCATCCCTCTCCCTGGTGTGCTGGTATCCTGTAGCTTCATCGATAAGGGCCGTTATCCCTACGTCGGCTAGGGCGATCAGGAGCACTTCAGATGTAACCGCAAGCCTTTCCTGTGCTGGTAGTAGCACGCCTGCTCGCTTTGCCTCCAAGTACACCTCACATAGCCCCCTGAGTATCCGAGCATCATACCCACTTCTTTTCGCCCCAGATAGGGTCTGATAAGGTATAAGCTTGGTCCACACCTTAATGTGTTCATTTACAAATGGCTGTAGGTTGTTTGCGTCGATAAAGCTGGGCATCTGGTCCCCTCTTGATCCATCGCTAGATCTCCCCTTTCTCGGGCGATCAAATGCCTGGAATACAGCCTTTGCTGTAAGTACACGTGTACCGTCACTGAGTACAGCACAAGGGAGCTCTTTGTCGCCAATCTTGAGCACCCCTTCATTTGTGGCTCTAAGACTCATAATAACACTTTGTATTGTATGTGGTTTTTACTTGCTTGTTAGTTTGTCCACGAGCCTCATCAGCTCTAATGTCTGCTCATCCTTTGTTCCCATCATGCTGATGTAGCCCTCACGGATGCGATATAATGGGGCTACTATTCTATAGGTCGGAGTTCTCTATTTCACTTGACTTCTTGGATAGTTTTTTATCCAGATATAGGAGTATGGCGTATCTGAACTTTTCGCTGTACTCGCTATCATTATAATAGGATAGTACAACCGAAGATCTTGAGTCTGAGTAGCCACCTTCATAGGATTGTAAGGGTCTATTGGTGTGTGTGTTCTCCCACCCCTCATACTTATCTGGGAGGCTTCTTTTTAATCGGTCAGCTTCATCTTTTTCGGTTATAACGAAGGCGACTGCATAAAAAACGCCATCAACAGTCTTTAAAATGACAATGTCTTGGATCTTCCCAAAAAACTTCACTCCATTCGCATATAGCACTTGTACTCTTGGCCCTTCTTCGCCGTCTTCTATTTTGTGGATTTCTCCGCCCTGCTCTTTGATCTTTTCCTTTAGTTGCTCCAGTGTGGTCTCACCAAGTGTGCATCCTATTATCGTTCGAGTGATAACGTCTTTTTGCTTAGCGTTGTTGCTCTGTGCAAAGCCTGCTATAGGGGATAGAAAGATGAGCAGTAGTGCTGCGAATACTGAGTATATATGCTTCATAGGTCTGTGGTTTTACGAATTACTTCTGGTCTTCTTCGCAGGCCTCCTTGAGGAGATCCTGCCAGTCAGGGAAGGCCGCCATAAGTTGGTAGTCAAGGCTGTCGGCCGTGCGTCGTAGTCTTGGCGCTCTTTGGAAGCAGGCTATACTCATGGCGATAGATGAGGAGAGACCGAGCGAATACGCGATGATGTAGTCTATCTCTCTATTGATTTCGTAGGAGTTTATAAACCCGATGAATAGGAGGCCTACAGCAACAAGCACCAAGACGAAGCCCCATATATTGGCGGTATCAGCGGCTTGTCGTGTCTTGTCGTTTTTGTCGAAGCTGTCTCGGACGAATTTCTTGCGGTCTACGGATGCAAGGGTTTCTGTTCTCTTCATAGTGAGTCTATTTTAGGTGAATAATGCCATGTATTAGAATCTGCGCTTGATAAGCTCTTCTACATAGAAGATGCCCTGCACATCATCGAGCTTCACGGAATAGTCCTTGTATTGGCCATTGAGCGAATGGCACGTGATCTCGTTGGTGGCCTTGTCGTGGTTTACAACCTCCTTGAGTACTATCCCTTCGGCTTCGGTGGCCACGACGCAGTAGGTGTCTCGTCTGCGCTTTATGCCATACTGCCAGTCGCTTTTAGGAAGGACACGGCAGAGTAGCACGTCACCATCGAGAAACGCTGTACTGGTGCCGTCGTCCATACTGTCGCCAGACACTTCAAAGAGCAGGTAATCTCCTTTCAGCCTCTTATCGATCAGCACAGGCATCGTCTGTTTGTCTTCTTCCCAGCATGGATCTCCGAAGCCCGATAGCGCTCCTGCTTTCGCGCGGTGTGGCACAAGAGGTATCTCCACCCAATCGCGGTCACTACTTACGAGTGGGCGTGCGCTATTCTCTGGGGAGAGCTGCGTGATGGGTGCATCGGCTTTCAGCATACTGCCTTCTCCCGTGAGAAGCCACGACGGTGAGAGTCCGTACAGATCGCCCCACTTCTTAGCCTGCGACTTTCCAAACGCCTTGCGCCCCGTGAGGAGTGCGTTCACATACGGCTGGCTTACACCGAGCTGAGATGCTATTGAAGCCTGTGTATGACCCGTTTCGCGGAGATATTTTCCAAGCGCCAAAAGTTTTTTTTCATCCATAACCTTTTGGGTTATAACGATTTGATCTGTTTAATACTAAAGTTATAACCTTGTCCGTTTTGTATATCACCAAAAAGGTTATACCTTTGCAGTGTAGTCCAAGAGAGGACAACAATCTCGGGTCTAAAAATAGACACCGGCAAAGATAACGAAATACAAAACAAGTAGACCTCTATGGCAAAGCGAAGAGCCCTAAAGCCAAAGTCTAAGATGCTCGCAGAGCGCGCAGATAAAGTAAGAGCAGCGTTCGCGAAGATGAAGGACGAAGGCGTGGGAACAGAAGATGCCGTGCACAGTCTACGAGTGAAATACAAGCTCGCACGCTCGACGGTATATAATTACCTAAAGGGCTAACAAGCTGTGCACCTCAGAGGGCTAAGCCCTCCAGCGACAGCGATCTTTGACATACTTGATACAAACAATGGCGAAACGAAATAATCTGCGGGTGCAAGGCCCGCGCGTGATTAACCCATTGTAGTTAGTCTGTGGCCTATTGCGCACAGAGCGAAGCCGTGGAAGGCACGGAATACCCGAGGATCGCAATCCTCCTGACTACACATTAGTAACTACAAATAAATACGGCTATGAATAGAGTAGTGACAGTGCTTGCCTATCTGGTTATAGGAGCACTTTGCGTCTTGGGCTTCCTCGGCTTTCTGCTGATAGTCTCAGACACTGACCACCCAACAATGCCAGCGGTGAGCACCTCGGAGTTCCTCATCAAGAAGCTCGCAGGCGTTCTCCTCCTCGGCATCACCGTCTATACGTGGCGAGCTATCGAGCGCTACGGCAGACAACATTAGCGGATAGATTCTCTTTTCTTCAATCCGTGGCGCGGGCGGTCAATTTAGAGACTCTCCCGCGCCCACAACGTTTTTTTTGTTTCCATGTGATTTGATATGTTTATTAGAGCGTGAGGGCAAACTCGGGAGAGCAAGGCCTCACAAAAAGTAAGCAATACGTCGGTGCGTCGGGCGCAGGCCCTCTGATACTACTTATGTCTTCATCAGCTAGGAGGCGACCGACCAAAGTAGAACAATAGACCGCTATTTGGGCGGTCACCCCACCACGGTCGTAAGTCTGTGGTAACATACTCTTATTGTTGTCCAGTCAGCCCGTGAGGGTGTAGCTGGTTTACTAATGAATGAATGAACGATCTAAGCGCGACAAACCCGAGAGGGCAAGGCGCGCTACAAAGTAGACAATCTCCAAAATACAACAACTCCAATGATACAGATTTCCAACACCGATGCAGTGATCATCGCAAGGACGCTACGGATGCTTGGCACTAAGGGCTACGAAAATAGCCCGAAGGACCTCAAGTGGCAGAACGCGATACGCAATGCAAAGCTCATGGCGAGGAAGCTCGCACGCCACCTCGAACGAGCCTCAATAGATACATAGATATGGACACGGCAATCATCCTCAGCCAAGGAGAGCTCAAGGCTCTCATCTCATCTGCGGTGTGCGAGGCACTAAGCAAGCACACGGAGATAGCAAAGCCCACCGAGAGATATATCGCAGGTCGTGACAAGGTACTCGGCTTCCTCGGTATCAAGTCGCGTGGCGCACTGAACTCAAGAATAGAAAAGTACCCAAGCGCCTTCCTGCAGGATGAGCGCTTTACCCTCATCCTCGACATAGATGCGTATGCAGAGTGCCTACGCAGAGAGCAGAAGATGACAAGACAGAAGTAACCACTATATGAAGCAACGCAACATAGACGAGCTACGATTCAGACAGCTCAGCGATCAAGATTTAGACCAGCACATCCATAACCACCAGCTGTATCTCTCCTTCCTAACGAATAAGATGCGCGCTCGAAATAAGCGGGTCCGCTACTTCTTATTGAAGGCTGGAGACACGGCAGGCAAGCTCATCCTGCTCAGGGAAGAGAAAAGCCGCCGAGGGCAGGAAGTAAAGCAGTGAAGAGGATAGACCGACACGAGGTGATAAGAGCGATACAGCGACACCTCCAGCTACGCAAGGAAGAAAGACGGCTACCGCTGATCGTACTTAAAGAGCAACTATCCTCGGTAGTCGGCTATGACTTCGATACTCTCCGCCCTATCCTGCTTGACCTCTATCAAGAAGGTCTACTGATCTCTGGGCGCACACTCAATTCTACCTACTTCACACTCCCAGAATATGTGTAAGCATAAATACATACCCCTCGACATCTTCGCCATGCAGGACGCTAAGATAGAAGCACTGACTGCAGAGCATGGGATGGCAGGCTGGGGCATCTACACAGCCCTCCTCCTAAAGCTCGCACAGCAAGATGAAGACGGGTACACTTATCCAAACAACGCCAAGCGCCTGGCGAACATCCTGCCAAAGCGACCAAGGGCGGAAGTCGTGCGATCCACTATTGAGGACTTCGGTCTGTTTGAGATCGCCACCGATGAGGATGGAGTAGAGTACTTCTACTCACCACGCCTCACCAGCCACCTCTCAACTCTTGGAGGTGCAGATAAAAAGCAAGGCGAAGAAGCCGCACCAAAGAAGCGTAGCTACAATGTAAGCCAAGCGGTCAAAGAAGGCTTAGATAGAGCTCGCGAAGCAAAGAGAAATCGCTCAAAAGTAGAAGATGAAAGTAGAAAAGTAGAGAGCAAAGTAGAAACGAAAGTAGAGGGCAAAGTAGAGACAAAAACAGGCAAAAGTAGAAAAGTAGAGAAAGCAGAAACGAAAGTAGACGAAAGTAGAGAAGTCGCTTCTACTTTGCCCTCTACTTTTAGCTCTACTTTGGGGGGGACTATAGGGGGGGTAAATACCCCCCTAAAAGAAAAGGATAAAAAAGAAGATGAAGAAGAAAGTATCCCCCCAACCCCCAGAGGGGGCTTTGAGAGCGAGCAGAAGGAAATAGATGCGATAGAGGACCCTGCGCTTCGCGCTATGGTTAGCTCGCTAATGTATCCGAACTCAGATATGCGAGACTTCGGTAAGGCATGGCGAGCGCTCTACGAAGAGGCAACCGCTGGTGATGATGGCTTTGCTAAGCCGAGCATACTATCGCAGGCCATATGTAGAGATGGGCATGAGCTGTTTATGGCACTGATGCCCGACCGACCAGACGGGAATGTCAAGGAGCGTCCCACGGTGGCGACCACACTAAACGCAATATCCCAATTCCGAAAGATGATGGCAGAAGCCAAGGCGTCCACCTTCCTACGAGGCAATCGAGCCATGGCGAGTCTGTCGTGGCTTGTCAAGCCAGACAACTTTGCTAAGGTCGTAGAGGGGTGCTATCGAGACAACCACGCCTCTAAGCCCTCCTCACCGCCTCCAGCTTCTCACGGCTACTCCAACGACATGTGGGCGAAGGAGAAGGCGGAGCAGGCTGGCCGAGAGGATAGCGAGGAGGTCAAGGCGTACAAGGCTAAGACAGCCGAGATGGCAAGGCGTGTAATGAGCGAAATGAAGGCTAGACAATGAGCAACGCAGAACAACCACCACAAAAGACAAGCACACTCCCCCTCGCCTCAGACTTCGTGAAGAAGATACAGGCGGAGCGCATCGAGGGGCTACCGCCAAGGCAGGTGTACGACGTGTACAAGGATATTGACATAAGCACCGCCTTTAGCTACATCGTGGCACTTGGTCAGCGGGCTACCCCCAACTTCGAGCTAGACGAGATTAGCACCGGAGCTTACATCAAGGCCGTTTCGTGGCTACTGGCTCTGCCTCACCCAGAGATAGATGACCCGATGAAGGGGCTACTGGTGATGGGCGAGACTGGAACGGGTAAAACGATGCTGGTATCTCTCCTCCGAGAGCTTAGCGATATGCTGGGATTGCACCGCCCGTTCTACGATGGCGGTAGTAGTCGCAGGGTGATGAAGCCCTTCCTCTGGAATGGTGATACGCACGCCCTATGGCACATGTCGGACTATATCGACAGCGAAGATGGAAGGTATACGGCGCTAAGCTACCGAGTGCTTCACATCGGCGACCTCGGCAGTGAGCCCGCCACATTCCAGAGGTACGGAAATAAAGCGAGCCTCGCAGACCTCATCAACCAGCGCTCAGACTTTGGCTACAGAGATGCGCCGATTGTTGCCACTACAAACCTACCGTGGTCAGAGCTACAGCGCTACGGCGACCGCGCGGTATCTCGACTTCGTGGCGACTGCATCGAGATACAGCTTGTCGGAGTTCCCGACCACAGAAAGCAACGGAAAGACACATGGCAATAACACCTCCCAACAAGATAGAACTGCCACCAGAGCTCCTCGATGAACTGGAGCGAATGGTGATGGAGGAGGGCATGACAATCTCAAAGGCGTGCGAGGAGTACGCATCAAAGATTGGTGCGACATCATCCATCGTGTACTCTCGGTTCAAAGAACACCCAAACTACAGCGAGATAAAGCTGGCGAGCTTGCAAAATGTAACTCACAACCCGAGTAGCGGCGATGAGGGTGGCTGGGAGAAGACCCCTTTTACCAACTTTTGGTCTCTTGATGCGTGGAAGCGCAAGTGGCTTATCAAGGCATCAGAATAGACGCAATTTAATTCACATAGACATGAACGAATCGAAAATTACTGGACGAATTTTACAAGCTCTTCCTCTTCGCACTGGGACGAGCAAGGCTGGTAACCAATGGCAGGTGCAGGAGTACATCCTCGAGACGCTGGGGGAGTACCCCAAGAAAGTGTGCTTTGAGGTGTTCGGCGACAATGTGGCCAAGTACCCCTTGCAGGTGGATCAGGAGGTAACTGCTTTCATCGACATCGAGAGTAGGGAGTTTAACGGGCGATGGTACACCTCTGTCAGAGCGTGGAAGGTTGAAAACGGAGCTGGGCTACCAGAACAGCAGGCACAGCCAGAACAAGCCCCTGCCACGGCAAAGGCGAAGACGCCAACACAAGCCCCAGTACAATCTGACGCACTCCCGTTCTAATGAGCGCTGCGACTACCACGAAGAAGCCTCTTGTCATCGGGATTGACCCAGATACAGAGGCTTCTGGGTGGGCGGTCGTCAATCTCAACGACCGCTCCGTACACCTTGAGACGCTGCCATTCCTGAGGGTGCTTGACCTGCTCAGCGAATGGCGGTGCGAAGAGGACGAGAAGTATCTCGACACGGAATACTCCTACCGCTTTGTCCTCGAGGACATCTGGAGTACCGCACACAACTGGCACGCATCACCAAAAGATAACCACAGAGTTGTAGCTAAGAAAGGCTACCACCTTGGTCGGTGCGCTATGGTTGGCGAGCTTCTCAGAGATGCGATACAGGCAAAAGAGTTCCCGCTCATCTGCCAAAAGCCACTGCTCAAGCACTGGAGAGGACAAGATGGAAAGATCACCCACTCTGAAATACTCGAAGTATGCAGGCGTCACAATCTGACGCTCCCGAAGAGTAAGCTCGCTCGCACCAACCAAGAGGAGCGAGATGCACTACTCCTCGCTATCCACCACCTCGCAACACCTACCAAACTATTCGACAAATGACAATCACACTACTACTACTCTCACTCTCTGCAGGCCTGCTCGTGATGGCTTACCTCCTATGGACGCTACACTCACGCCTGCGCCTTCTTGAGCGTATGGACGCTACCAGAAAGCGAGACGCACGTGACCTCACCAAGATGCAGGGCGAGGTAGAACACTACTTCTCGTTCGTGAGCGAACAGCAACATAAGCTCCTCGAGATGCTGGGCAAGGTCAATGACTTCACGCTCAAGCTCGCAGAGAAGGTGCTGACCAAGGACGAATACCAAGCCCCCACGGCTAAGCCTACCACGCTGGAGCGTGTGCCACGACCCCTGCGCACTAAGCCCGTGATGAACCCAAAACCAACCACAGACAAATAGCAACGAATATGAACGCAACTACATCTATCGTACCGCACATTAGTGCATTCGCTGACTTCTCACGCTTCTGCCACGAGCGGGCGGTAGCTAAAGGCTTTTGGGATGAGCCACACCTGAGGTCGCATTACTTCGTCCTCGCCGATGGCGAGCTGTCCGAGGCGGTGGAAGCCGACCGCATCGGAAGGTGGGCGAAGCTCACGCCCGAACAGATAGAGGAGCTTCGGGGGCTTGAGGGCGCAGCGTACGCACAAGCATTCCTGTTCCTTGTCAAGGATGCCGTGGAGGATGAGCTGGCGGACGCAGTGATACGCCTCGCAGACCTATACGGCAGGCTACTCGAGGAGAAGCCGAGACTGCAAAACAAGAGACTGGAGGACGAGTATGTACCAAGCGCGGAAGACCTCGCCGAGCTACCTCTCACTCAATTCATCTTCCGAGTAAAGTGCATGCTGTTTGACACCATCGTCGCAGAGGCAACTCTCATCCGCAGGGTGGTAGTGTTTATAGAGGCCTACGCCAGCTCCCTCGGCATCGACCTGATGACGCACATCGAACTCAAGCTGAAATACAACGCCACACGCCCTGCACTGCACGGGAAGAAATACTAACAGATATGACAACGGACAACATCATCGACCTCCTCATAATCGCTTGCTCTGGACTACTCATATGGTCAATAGCAGTGACGTTCACGCTGTGGCACGAACGAAGGGAGCGAGAGCCAAAGGCAACCACCGCACCCGAAGCGGAGGACGTGACACCCACCGATATACCCGAGAACGACAAGGAGTGGCACATACGCACTTGGCTTGTGGAGAGGCTACGTGGGGAAATAATCAAAGGACTGGAGTCATCTCACGTCTGCTATTTAGAACCACGGTTGGATGACAGAGGCCTCAAGCTTTCAAAGGGGGAAGAGTATGAGCTGTTCCTCCCACTCGTAAGGAAAGGGTATTTCGTCTATCACGAAGAGACGCGTATACATCTGTCCTCGATTATGCAATATCGGGTAACGAAACATCGGGACTTTGAAACTACCGCCCTCGAGATCACAGAGGAGCTACTAACTAAGAATGCACAGCTATGACGACTACAGTATTTCTCGCAGGTGCAGTCCTTTGCATGCTGTTCTACTTGCTGGTCTTGCGTGATGATATAGTAGACCTGCAGGATATAGTAGATCTGCAGAAGTCCAGGGAAGACCTGCGCAAATGCATAGAGCGACTAAAGCGTGAGAAGCGCGCACAGCGCAAGAAGCTCACAGCCGAGATACACGCCCTACGAACACAGCTCCACCAGCTGAGGAAGATTAAGCAGAAGCAAGACAATGGATAATCTGACCACGGACTTCCTCTCATTCTTCCTTCCGTATATGGGGCTCATAATACCCTCTTCGCTTTTCGTATCCTTCGCTCTATCAGAGCACCATATCCTCGCTGCACGCTACTACTACGCAAGGAAATGGGAGCGACTGGTTGGCGAGGAAATAAGAGAAAAGAATGAGGCGAAGCTGGAGGTAGAATGGCTGACCAAGAAGGTCGCCGCCCTCGAGGAGGAGCTGTCCGCCCTCCGTGCAAATTCATCTAAACAGAACTAAAGATATGAACCAAGAACAAAGAGAGAAACTGACAGCGTGGTGCCTTAACCTGCTTGTCGCCTATCGTATCGACTTCTTCCGAGGGTGCGCCATCTCTGATGTCGTTACGTTTGTCACCACTGGAGACCCTGACCGAATAGAGATAGCGAGGGAGATCTGCCACGGAGCTGACCGCCTCAAATTTGAGGCAGACACGAAGGACTACGCCGAGCTACTCAAGGAGCTAAAGCAGATAACAAAAGAAGTGCCACTAAGCGACACCGCACATCTCGCCATTGCCTGCGTCTTCGGTGGCGAATGGGAGGAAGCGATAGAAGCCCTCGACAAGCTCAAGAGCGAACGCAACGAACAGAACTAACCACGAGTGCGCCCTGCTGGCGGTTTACCCCGCACGCGACACCTTCCGCGCCTGTGACGGCAGGGCGCACTCTCCAACACAACGAACTATGACACAAGAAGAGCTGAAATCGATGGAGCGCTTCGCTGCCATCTTGAACTCACGACTGGAAGAGGTCACGGACAAATACGAAGATATAGACGACCGCATCAAAGACCTTGACGAGGAGCCTGTAAGGGATATATGCAGAGTTATAGACAAAATACAAGAGAAGTACGACGAACTGGACGACAAGCTCACCGACCTAAGCGAGGCGGTGGAGGAGTTCACAGAGGCAATACACAGAATGAAGAAGGAGGCACAGCTATGACACGAGAAGAAGTAAGGCAACAGCTGGCGAAATGCCCGCTGGAGTGGGACTGCACAGACTCCTTGAATGAGAGGGGCTTTGAGGTAGTAAGGCACTACGCAGAGGTTGTGGAGATCTCGTGCGACGCAGACATATACTTCACGGTAAAAGAGGTTAGAGACGAAGAAGGCGCTATGATAGACGCTATGCTATGCTTGTCGGCAATAGACGTAGTTCAGTACGCCTATTCCCCGTATGATATAATCATAGAGACTTCAATCGCTGGGGTTGCCGAACTCAAAGCCAAAGCCGAAGAGAAACGACTATCCATGGCTTGCCGAATGCTCGGCATTAAGGAATAACGACTATGACGCAAAAGGAAATAGAACGTGAGCTGTTGCCTCTCTACTGGAAGAAGACGGGCAGGGATGATATGATAGTAGCGCACACGGAAATCGGTATATGCTTCTACATACACCACATCGAGGGGAGTGGCTACTGGGGATATATCCTTGACTCGTGGCGAGACTTTGAGGTGGTAGATCTCAAAGGCAAGACGCTCGAAGAGGCTAAAGCGCTCTTCTGGGACTTGTACGCAGGCAACGTATGGTGCTTGCTCAAGTGTGATCCAGAAAACATATAAACCTTGATGCTAACGATATGAATGTATTAGATACACAGATAGGCGGAAGCCACTACAAGAATATGCGCTTCCAGCCAATCGAACTGATCAGCCTATTAGGCTTGGACTTCTTTCAGGGGAACGTAGTCAAATACGTATCTCGTCACCACGAGAAGGGTGGGCGTGAGGACTTAGACAAGGCACGGCACTACTGCCAGCTGGCTATGAGCTACGGCTATGGACGAGAGAGACTGCCTACAAAAGCGCAGACGGCTCGCATTGCTGTATTCGTCTCGATGAACAGCCTGCCAGCCTACACGGCTAAGCGTTTTTCTCGCCTCATCTCCGAAGGCCTTATGTGTCGCAACTGGGATCTGGCTATGGAGATCATCGATGAAATCACCCAGGGCTACGATGCGCAGGCCTGCAGTACAGACAACTAACGTAAATACACTAACAATATGGAACTATTCCTCGCACGAGTTGCATACAGCAACTTAGATGACAAGAAAGTCACCGAGAGCTACCTTGTGGATGCTCTCTCATACACCGAAGCGGAGGCTAAGGTGTTAAACTTCTTCTCCGACACGACCTCCGATGCTGTGGAGATCAAGACGCTCAAGCCCCTCGGTGTTACTGACGCTGTGGGGCTTGATGTAGACGGAGAGAGCTACCGCTACTACGTTATAGGGCTTACCGATGGGAAGGGCAAGACGACCGCTCGCAGGGTGCTTATCAAAGAGCTCTCCGCAATGGATGCCTGCAACACTATCTCCGACAGCTGGGAGAACGTGGTCACCTCGGTGCGACTGCTGGATGTGGTAAACGTAATCAGATAGGCTATGATCGCTGTACTAACCATCGCCGTCGCAGGCCTCGTCCTCGGCTTAATTTTTTTTTTGCCGGGGCTCGTTCTTTCGCAAGTCTACCGACAAAGCCACTTCGCTGGGAGGTGGACTGCGTGTGGCATGGGCAACCATGCGGGAAAAAGCCAGCCACTTCTCACCACGGTCTTTAATCAGAAAGGATATGAGTAACACGACATTCAAACACTACGTAGCTCCGTTCAAGGATGTATCTGGGAATATGTGGGCGCTCCTAATCGCCTATCCCGACACGGAGGAAACCAAGAGCTACCCAAAGGTAAAGGAGGTGCGCCTTGGCGTGCCAGCGGTGACGCTTACGACGGAGAGTGACGACGCTCTTGCTCCAGTAGTCAAGGGCAGACTGGCATTCTCTCTCTTGGAAGAGAGGGCGGACCAGCGGTATCGTCACCTTGTGCAGTCCCCCGAGGGTGACGTGTCGGTCGTGCTGATGTATCTTGGTGATGAGAAGCTGCCTGCGAATGGCACTTTGAGTGATCAGTGGATGCAGGCCTGCATTGATAGGTTTGATCCAACAACAAAGGATGGTAATTGCTTTTGGTGCGGCACGCTTGATCCAGAGAGCTACAAAGAGCCAGCTAACCAAGATACTGGGTATCTTGTCAGCTTCGAGGCTAATGACTTTGGACGATTAGCAAGAATACCCGTCACCAGCAGGCCGTTTGAGCCACAGATACGAGTGCAGGAGAAGATGTCACTCCAGAATCTTCTTCGAATCATTCTGTACATGGGTATCGAGGGATGGACGCACGAGCGCCACCGCTTTCCGAATGGACCAGGGGGGGTGCTTCCTGGCCTGCGTAAGAATGTGGTTTTTGCGCTGTCAAGGTATGATGCCGAGGATGAAGTCTTGAGCGGAGATGTTATTTCGCGCAGAGAGAGAGGGCTGATTATAGATACCTCTCAGTTCTTTGAGGACAGCGACACTCCGATGTCTCTTCTGGAGGTGCTTGAGCGTGTTCTTAGCTCGCTTAGCCTGCGAATAGAGCAGTCCAGCGGAATGTACATTGTTTCGGATATATCCTCTCTCGAACAAGGTAACGCAACCCCTGCGGCAACGCTTAACAACAAGGATGCTCAACTATCCTTTACTCCAGTCCAGATGAAGGTGCTTGGAGATGATGGTGAGCTGTCTCTTCATGAGAGCTATGGTAATCTTGTCGTGACTACATACACGCACCTTGATTCCGTACGCAAGGGTATGGAGCTTCCAAAGATTGAAGACTACGCCCCGTGGGTGGCAGTAGGAAGAGCTGATGTATCCTCGAAGAATATCCTCGGCTGGCGATTCAGAACAACGGACCCGCTCATGGGTACAGCTAAGACTCCTGCCATACTGGAGGTGGAGGCGGAGACACTCGGTGAGGATGGGCGCTTTTACTCCTTGGTATGGAATCCTAAGAGTATCCACGGGCGAGTGAAGAGCCTAAAGTTTGGCGCAGGACTTAGTCCAAGAGTTACGGAGTACAGTGTGTTCTACGCAAGGGTAGACGGCTGGAAGCGTGTACGTGATGGCGTGTATGCCAACCAAGCTCTAAAGCTGGTAGATGAGGACTGTGTGATGTACGATAGTGGAGCTGACCTCAACGACCTCACCTACGACCTCACCAAGTCGTTCAACAACTATGCAGCGCAAGAGGAGGGAGCTATACGAGGGTATGTGCAGATGCTCAAGTGGTATCGAGATCAGATGAACTCAACAGAGCGCCCGCTCGGTCTCAAGCTCAATGAGAAAACCCCTTGGACTATGGAGATACCGAACGTAGGAGATATATCTAACTTCTGCCTTCGTCTTGATATGCCTCTGTTACTCTCATTTGGCTCAGACCTCTATCAGGAGATGAACGAGGTTACGGGTGAGCGCCTCAAGATGTACTCCAATAATTCGTCAGGGCGAAACTACAACCTCGGAGATCCAGAGGGTACGAAGAGGATAAACGACTCGGCTAAGGCAAATAAGGAGTTTACGGACCAGCTAATTGAGGCACGCGTCCCATTCAGTCTGACTGCGACTAACTCCAGTGGAGAGAAGTTATACCTCATATATAATCAGTACAGTCAAACGGGTGAGCTGATGTGGACGACAGGGCCAGCAGGATCAACTCGAAGTGTGCCATTCCTTTCCTATGGAGGGGATAAGAGCAAACTTAATTGGGGAGGGATAACGCACGCCCGCAGGAACATTGGCGACCAGCAGGGAGACGGGGTGTTTATTCCGCTTCCTCCACGAGGTTTCACCCACTTAGAGTTAGAGGTGTTCAGCGTACCTACATTCTACAAGAAGAAGGGTGACAATATCGAACAGTTTACGGAGTGGAAGCTGTGGAGCGTCCCAAGTGCAGTACTCGCACAAGCCCCCTCGATGTGGATCTCAGACTACCTCGGGCGTACGGGTGATGATATAGCCAAGAACAGACGGGAGCGGTTTACTTTCAGTGACTCTACGACTGAAAGCTTCGATGACGAACTGCACTTCTCGGCAGGCTATGGCATCCCCTCGGCTTCTCCATCTATCCTGCGATACCTTGGTGATGGAAAGAGCCTCGCTGAGGTGTTCGGTGCAAATAGAATGGCTTCCGATGATTTTCTCCTCTCTGCTTACCGCGCACGTTGCTTCGGTAGAGTCTACGGAGCTTTGCCCACCAGAGGGTATGCGCTCTCTGGTACGTTCGCTTGGTGTAAGTACCCACTGCACCGACTATACGCAGGCTTTGAGTGGATAGCTATCAGTCGAGAGATTGATATAGTCCAAGGCACAGAACGAGGGACATACCACCAGCTACGCCCAAGGTATGAGGTCACCCCCCGTATGCTTCGCCCTGAACTTCTATCGGGAGAAAAGGATGTGAAGTACGTGGACTACGCAGGCTCGGCTTGGAAGATAATAAGAGACCACACGCCAAGGCGTGGTAGGTAGCCAATAAGACCGCCCTCCCTTGCGTTTAAGGGGGGTGCGGTTTTATTTTATAAGAAGTTCCTCGGAATTCTAAATGAACTTTTCTGTGGTGCACCGCAGGCCTGCGCCCCGTACCACCCAACACACTAATATACTACGATGAGATATGTCTACTAATATATCAACACAAGAAGACCGACGAGTGTACCAACGAATAACAACGTGGATAGGGACTGATGCCGCGGTAGAGGTAAGTCGCCTGCGCGCGCACTTCGGCTTCAAGAGCAACCACCAGCTGTTTAAGGCTTCTGTCTTTATGGCTATCCGCCTGCTCCAAGATGCAGAGCAGAGGGAGAAAGACCCTGACGACACAACCATTCAAGACGCATTCAAGGCTCTGGCGGACTGGGAAGCACCAGAGTTTGGGCGGAGACGACGCAGAAAGAAGGACGGCCACAAGGAGACCGCTGTCCTGCTCGCTCTTTTCAATGGCCAAGTATCAAGTATGTCCAAAATGGAAACAGTTGGCGAGCAGGCCACGCCCTCGCACGCTGATGCTCCGAAGTGGTACGAGCGATTCATCCGTCTGCATTATCAAGCACTCTACGATAAGTATGCAGACCGAGCCGAGCGACTCACTGGTGACTCACTCGCTCCTCGTGACCTGCTTCACGAATCGCTCTTGCGCTTGCAGTTCCCACCTTCGCAAATCACGAGCTACGAATCATACGAGCGTTGGGCGCTTGACAAGTTCAACGAATCACGAGCCACTCATCATAAGCGCGCGGACGTGACTCATCACGAGCCTCATCACGCGAACTCTCATCACGAGGGCGGTGGCGGTACTCATCATCACGATGATTCCTGCGCCTGCCACCGCTACGACTTCTCCAGTTTCACCCGCCACCATCATCAAGATGAAGAGGCACAGGACTAAAGAGTATAGCCAGCTGATGAACTCAAGGCGGTGGCGTCGGTTACGAGCTGCCTACCTATCAGCCCACCCTCTTTGCGAGGTTTGCGAGCAGCAAGGTAGGACAACGATAGCCACAGAGGTGCACCATATACGCCCTATTGAGGAGTGTGCAGGTCGTCCGCTTGATATGCAGGCGCGGGCTTTTGACCCCTGCAACCTTAGAGCGCTGTGTAAGGCCTGCCATATAGAGGCACATAGGGTACTACACTCTAGTAGCTTGAGCTCGTCTAAGGAGCGCGCGCGGGCTGAATTGAGCGCCTTTGCGTCTACCTACCTATCTGAGTGACCGCCTTTGCGTCGGTGCATAGCCCACCCATTAGGGTGTATCATCCCCTTGCACTTTTGTTAGTGATCCAGCCAAACGATGAGATTAGGCGTACTTATCCCCATTAGGGGGTACCCCTCTTCGTGGATCGCTCGTATTTGGGCATAACTATCCCGTTAAGGTGCAATAGCCATGCGATTTTATCGCTCGTCGCTGTAAGTATCTCAAAGAGCGCGCGGGGCTTGTCGTCCCCGTCGTGGCCACCCCATCCGCTTGGAGGAGATAGCCTGCCACGTTTCTACGTGGCAAAGATTGCACGCCTGAATAGTTGCACGCGCGCGGTCTTGTCGTTTGTTGTGGTCGTTACCTCACACTACGACAACGCCACCCACCAGCATAGGCAGGTAGCAGCCCACTCGTATGAACAGGCAAAAGCGCCCCGCCAGCTAATAAAGACGGCGGGGCGTTGATGTATTTGCTAATGGCCAAAATTTGTAGTCATTAGTAAGAGCTGTCGATCTGTTATTAGCAGCGTCTGTACAAGGTCTCCGTTTCTTAGACACTCTTGTACCTCTTCCTGCTTCTGCTTTGCTATTTCAAGGCTCCCACAGGTGCGCATAAGAGATCTGGAAAAAGCTGAAGGGGTGAAGCCCTTTGCCTCGAGTCGCTTTCTTGATGCTGTTGAAAGCCTATCGATCATTACGATGACGTGCCAGATTTTGTACGGGCTGATTTTCTTTGCTTCCATGTCCTTGTATTCCTTTCGTTTGTTTTTACAGATTTCCAAAGTACCAAGTACCTCCGATGCTGTAGATGTCTCCTAATCTCTTCTGCTCTATAGCGATTGCTTCGAGGTCTTCACCCTCCCAAACGCCACACTCCTCAGATAGGTACTTGATGACGTCAAGAGCTGTATCAAATTCTCCTATTTCAGCGTCCATATACTCGTAGCATAGGCGTTCAGGAGTGTAGTGATCTATGGAGTTGTCGCATATGTTGTAGTCTGCATAGGTGATCAGGTCACCGACGTAGCCACGATAGTCGGTTATCAGCTTTTCAGCTGCTTCGTATAGCTCTTGTCTTTTAGGCGTCATTTCTTCGTAGGCCTTATATACGCTTGTGGCGTTGTTCTTGATCGTTTCCATCGTCCTGTATCTTTGGTGGTTAGCAGTTCGTTTGTTTACTTGAGTGCGTGCACCTCTTCTGCAAAATCGTACATATCTTTGGTTATTTCATATGATACGCCGTACTCCAGGTTTTCCAAAGCGTATGTATCTGCTCTGAGTACACTATGCATATACATATAGGCGCGCTCCTCGTTGTATTCGCTCCTCTCTTTGAGGTAGTCGGTTATCTGCTTTGAGATTGGTATGCCGTTTTCTCTCATGTGGGTAATTAGCTCTCTATCATCCTCGCAGGATCTTAGTAGCCGCTTGCAATTTTGCATAATAGCAACGCCATCCCACATTTCTGACGCGTATTCCCTTCTTCTGTAGCATGATGCAGTATAGCCGTCTCTCTCTACCGCTCTTTTTATTATCTCTTTTTCCTTGTCGCTCATTTTCCTGGTTGTTTTAGGTTAGTTGATTTTGCTTGTGCCTAGTGGTGCGGCGGCGGCGTGTAGATCTGTGTCTACCTCTACGTAGTCCCACCCCGTGCCGCAATGATCTACTATGAGTACCCACAACTCCAGCTTTTCGCTATATGCGAACATGAGGCCAAAGTGCTTGTTTAAGAACTCGCAAAGATCCTCGCTACAGTTGGTTAGGTAGTATTGGTAGATCTCTGGATATTCCTCCGTCTCTTCGTCGCAGTCGTACCCTATTGTATTGTACATTAGCTCCTCATCGATGTAAGCGATGTTGTTGCACAGGATAGTAGTGCACCCGCTCCAGCTGGCTGCTACTGCATACGTCGTCGTGTACGTCTTTTGGTTGGTCTGATTAGTTTCCATACCTTTGTACTGATTAAGAAAAAATGGTAGCCCCGTTGTTCGTTGTGAAACGCGCGCGGGGCTTTTTGCGTTCGTTCCCGTTGCAAAATGATAGGGGCGTTTCCCTCTCATTTTGTACTACAAATGTAGTGCAAAAAATCGAAACCGCCAAATCTAAAACGCTATTTTCCAACATTTTAGCCACATTTTTCTGCCCTCCTCGTATTTTTTTCCGACGACCGAAAAATCACTTTCCGAGGAAGAGGGGGAGGCGATTTTTGTGGAAGGGAAGGCCC